GTGATATTTATGATGATTACGCAGTTACATATAACTACGAGAATGGTTCTTATGAGCGAGTTTATTATAAGAAAGATGATAGCTCAGATTCTCTCGAATTAGGAGAAAGAAAGAAATGTTATATTGTTGATGTAACAGAAGAAGAGAAAAATGCCCTGGCTACAATTCAAGCTCTAAATGGCGGAAATTATGTCAAGGCTGACGAGACTTTCTCTAAGGTTGAAGACCTTGAAGGAAAAATTTCTGATTTTGAGCAGAAAATTGAAGAGAAAGATACCGCAATTTCCACTTTAACCACAGAGAGAGATGATGCTCAACATAATTACGAAAATGCTGAGAACACCATCACTGCATTAAATAGTGAATTAGAAACATTGAAGTCTTATAAACTTCAAATCGAAACAAAGGAAAAAGAAGAAGTTCTTTCTAAATATTCTGAACAGTTAAATGATGAAATCTTAACCTCTTATAGAGAAAAGATTGCTGATTACACTGCTTCTGATTTAGACAAAGACTTGGCTTATGAACTTGTTAAATCTAATCCAGCTATTTTTACAAAAAATCCACAGCCTCAATACATCCCAAAAGATGAACCAAAGGGTGGAATTGAAGAAATTTTAGCGAAATATAGAAAATAAATGGAGGAATAGAAATGGCTCTAAAGAGACTTGTAATTGACGGTTTCGGTCAATTAGAACTAAATAATGTAGCCTTCCGTAGAGACGGACGCATTGAAGCTCAGTGTGCGCTAGATAGCACTGACTTTGCTAGCGTTCCCGCTGAAAATGGTATGCTACTTGCTGTTGATAATGTAAATAGAGTTGTTAAATTTGCTGACGATGCCAGCTTACCTATTGCTTTAAATTATACAACAGAGCATATGTATGATGAAAGAACTCCTGGTTTAAAGAACTTTAAACTAGAACCAGGCACTTTCCTACCTCGTCTTGGTTATCTTTCTGTAGGAGATAAATTTACTACTAACTGTGTAAGTTATGACTCTGCGAAAGATTCTACTTGGACAAGTGATGCTGAATTTAAGAAAGCATTCGCAAAAGATAAACTAGCTACTACTCCAGTTTACGGTGGAATTTCTGCAGACGGTTCTATTGCTGTTTCTGCTACTAAACCTTCTGCTGGACCGGTTCTATTAGTTGTAGCTGCTACCACAATGCCTGATGGACAGTTTGGTATTAAGTTCCAGGCACTAACAGTTTAATTAAGAGGAGGTTTATATAATGGCAACTTTAAGCGAAATTAAAGAACTGGCTCTTCATGCTGCTAGAGGTACTGCCCCAGCTACCTTCTCTTCTGAAAATGTAAATGCGGCTCTATCTGATGCTTTAAAAGATTTA